ACGCTAGTCGCCGAGCGCTTGAAATCCACGGCAGGCAATCCAGACGGGCTGAGGTTTATCGACCCGCAGAACGGCGAGAGCTTCGACGTGCCGCCATATAAAAATAAAATGACGCGGTGGGGCTTTATGCGCATAGACAACGCCAAAATTGACACGGAAATGCTTCCGTATGTCGTGAGAAAATCAAGCAAAGCACAACCGGAGAAAGGAGCGAAAGATGAGTATAACAGCAAGCAGAGTCGAGCTACTGGTGGGCAAGGGCTACGAGAACGTGGGCGAGATGAAGGGCTACCTAATTTACGCGCCCAAAGATGAAGAAACAAAGCTCAAACGCCCACACTACCTGGTGGTCGATAAGAACACAGGACGCCTGCGGAATATTTACTTCGAGCAATTCAGCGACGACGAGGAAATAAACGCACCCTTCCTGAAAATCGACGCAGAAGTAAAAGCATATGAGAGTTTATTCTAAAATATGTTACAATTTAAGCAAGCAGGATTAAAGCCGAGCTTGTTCGACGGAACTGAAACGGCAACCTTTAAGAAAAGCTGACGAGCTAAAAACGGCAAAGGAGATTAAGGTGAAAAACGACAACGCCGAAAACAACGAAGCGCAAGCAGTAGACAACGCCACGCAGGAGGAGAAGCAAGCAGAAGACCGCCTGTTTACACAAGAGGACGTAAACAGAACGGTAGAGAGTCGCTTAGTCCGAGAGCGCAAGAAGTACGACAAGGAACTCGACCGACGCATAGCCGAGTACGACCGCCAAGCAAAGCTTAGCGAAGAGGAGCGCGAAGCCGAGCGACGAGCGCAATCGGAACGCGAGCTAGCCGAGAAAGAGCGACAAATCACGCTGAGAGAAAATCTCTTTAACGCGAAGAACGTGCTTATTGAAAAAGGCATATCCCACGAATTGGCAGAGTTAGTAGTAGACGCAGACGTTGAAAAGCAGGAGCAGAATATTGCGACACTAGAAAAGCAGTTTGGAAAAGCTGTCGAAGTCGCAGTAGCAGAGCGACTGAAAGGAAGCACCCCGAAAGCTCCACAGGAAAGCGCCTCGAGCGCTCAAAAATACGGTGAAGTAACCGTCATCTAAACAATTAGGAGATTATAAAATGGCACAGGACGCTAAAAGCATTTTGAGCAACACAGACAAAGACAAGCTGGCTGTGAGCTACGGCTACGTTATCGAGTCAATCCAGAAAGGCTCACTAGCCGCACGTTTTAAGAACAAGGACTTGTCAGGCGACCCAACAACGGGTAGCGTTGAAGCAAACCGCTTCGTAAACTCGAAGGGCGCAAATTACGGCACAGCCCGCACAGCAGCTAAAGGCGACGCTTTGAACAACAAGGGCAAGGTCTTCGTCCAAATCGACACAGACCGCGAGATTGTCGAAGAAATCGCGCAGAAGGACATCAAACTACGCGGTATCCCTGGCATTATCGACAGCCGAAAGAAGAACCACGCACAGACTGTTATCTCAGAAACTGACGCTAAGTTCTTCAGCGTAGCCGAAACAGAAGGCTCAGAAGTAGTCGTAACCGCAGAGCCAACAATCCAGGACAAGGTCGAGGCTCTTATTCAGGCAATCGAAACGACAAAGAACGAGTACGTCGACGGCGTTGACCGCGAGATGATTAAATTGTCTTTGACACCAAAAGCCTACGGTAAACTACGCAACTACCTAGACACTGTAAAAATCGGTGTAACCACAGACGCTGAGGAAATCCAAATGTTCCACGGCGTTGAAGTAGTAAGCAACGTACGCCAGACAAAGGATGCAATCGCTTTCGTAGACGGCGCAATTGCACAGCCACTGATTGTCGCACAATACGACGCAGAGAAGCTACCTTTGTCAAACGACTACGCCGCAGAGATGTTCTACAACTACGGCACCAAGGCAGTAACACCTGACTTGATTAAGTTTGCAACAGTAGCCTAGTAGATACTAAAGCAACAGGCAGAGGCGGGGGAAACCCCGCCAAAGCCACCAAGGAGAACAAAGTGAGAACTTTCGAAAACGTAACAACAGGCACGCTCGAGCGAGTAACCAACGAGGCAGTCATCGAAATGATGATGAACTCAGAACACTACGTCGAGGTGACCGAAGAGGCGGCACCAGAGCCAAAAAAGGCTAAGGCGGAAGCGCCAAAAGAAGACTAAGAACGAGGCGCTACACGGCGCCTTATTCAGGTATAAGGAGGAACGTGAACACGGAACAGAAAGAGCGAATAAAGCTACATATACAAAGCCTACGCTCGAATGAACAACAACGCGACGAAGCGCTCGAGGACTTCGTTATTGAAGAAATCGCAGACCGCGTCAAATTATACCTGAACGCCGACGAAATCGAACCGCGACTCGAAAGGATTGTAGCGCGAATTGTCGTAGCCAGCTTGACGCAAGCAAGCGAACAAAAAGCGAACGGCAACATTGAGCAAGCAGTCCAGAGTATCAGCGACAACGGTCAGTCAATCTCATATAAGGACGGTGTGAAGAACTACTACGCAAGCGCGACAGATAGCGAGCTATTAGGTGGCTTTGCAGAGCTTCTGGCACCGTACAGGAGGGCGAACGTTGCGGGGGCTAGATAATATGAAAGCGGCAATGGCGCGGACGTTTTACGACAAGGAAGCCGAGCTATTGAAGCGACAGACAGCGAAAGCTTTCGACGGAAGCAACCGCACGACGTACGTAACGGTCGGGAAAATCGTCGGCAATATTCAGACATCGGTGAGCCGTCGGCTTATTGAGAACTACGGCTTAGACGAGGACACGGAGCTGACTATCACAATAGCTCCTTTATCGCCCGCAGAGATAGGCGATAGGCTAAAATACGCGGGGAAAGTTTATGTCGTACAATCGATAAAGCCGCGGGACAGCCACGTGCTGATAGCCGCAACGAGCGTAAAGCTATGAGCGCGTCTATATCTTTCCAGAACCTCGGGCAAATCCAGGCTCGCTACAGCAAGCTAGAGAAAGCCAAAGGCGTGGCGCAGGCAGTGAACCGAGCCGCGCTGGAAGTTGAAGGACAAGCGCGCGCACTCGCACCCGTTGACACAGGCGCGCTCGCGAACAGTATCACAATGAAGCCAGCGACAGCGAACGGCGGCGAAATCACGGCGGAAGTATACACAGACAAAGAATACGCGGCGTTTGTTGAATACGGAACAGGTCAGCGCGGAGCCGCAACAGCGCAGAGCCAACCACTGAACGGCTCAATTGCATACGGCGACACCGCAGGACAGGTAGCTCAGCCGTATATGAAGCCAGCGCTCGAACAAGTGCGCAAGCGTTACGCCTCAATAATGAGGTCAGAGATTAAAAGCTAAGGAGAAAGAAAGTGTCAGTATCGCGGAAATACATCTATGATATGCTCTGCTCGGTTGACCCAGAAGCGGACGTCATACAAGGAGCAACGGCTCAATTAACGAAACTGCCAGCAATTACCTTCTCATTAGCAGGCAATCAAACAAAGTACACACTTGACAGTGAATATATCGGCTCAATGACGGTCTATAAAATCGACATCTGGACGAGGGACGCAACCCAAGCCGAACAACTTCTTCAGCGCACGAGCGACATATTGTGCGCCGAGGGCTGGGTAATGGACAGCGCGAGCGATATGCCCACAGCGCAAGACGACCTCGTGCATATCACATCACGCTTCCACGGCGTGATATGCTAAAATAAAAGCGTAAAGCAAGAAAGGAGTACCACTATGGCAGGTACACGAACAATGGGAACTCGGCTCGAAAAAGTCAAGGCGAAAGACGAAACCGCAAACCTAGTTATTGGTAAATTAACCTCAATCGGCGAAATCGGCGTAGAGAGTGATGAACAAGACACAACAACTCTGGACACAGAGGGCGGCTACAAGGAGTTTATCGCAACCACCAAAGACGCAGGCGAGGTCGCAATCGCTGGTAACATCGTAAAATCCGACGAAAAGGGAACTATAGCTAAATTGCTAGCATTAGCCGAGAACCAAACAATGCAAGAATGGGTTGTAACATATCCGTCAGGCGCAAAGTGGCAATTCAAAGGCTTTATTAAGTCTTTCAAAGACGGCGAAAAGACCGTCGACGGCTTGGCTACTTTCTCCGCAACAATCCGCGTGAGCGGCAAGCCAACCTTCACTCCAACAGAGCCAGACACTTTATAGGAGCGAACAAAAAGC